CCTCGCTTCTCTTCTGTCAATCAAAAAATGCGCATCATGTTAGAATCTTCTGGTGGACCTGTTCGTTGGTGTCCTATCTTTGTTATGATTATCCTTATCATGGCCCTTTGTGGTTATATCCTTACAATGCTATAATTCCGCTGCCTCTGACCTATATAAAAATGGACTACAAAGGATATACAATAGGGAATGATCGGATCACCAATATGATAAAAATTGAAATAGAGTGATTGGACAGACATACAAATATTCTTCTGCTACCATGTATTCCATTGGCGGGATCATTCGTCGCATGAAACCAAAAATTCCCTATGCCCAATGCATTACCCTCCGTGTAGAGGTTATATGTGGGGTTGTTCACTGTGACATCAAGATCCATCCTCCTTATCTTCAGAGTCTATTCGAACGGTCTGTTTCCAAAAATGTGTCAGATACACAGATGGAGACGACCACCGTTATTCGAGAAATTGATGTATTCCATATTGCACAACATGTATTGACACCTTATGAGAAAAATAGTAATACAGGTAACTGTTATGAAATATTTACCTATTTGGAGGATTTGCGAAAGATGGGGTTAACCGATACAGAAATGAAAAACCTGACCCCTCTTCTTGAACGTATATGCGCTTATCATCATAAAAATAAAGTAGATAAAAAGATCATACGCTCAATTGATATCATTACATCAATGCCTGTTGGAAATGGATTATTTCTCCATAATAAACGCGTTGTCGATATTCTCAATGTCACACAGGATGATACAAAGGGAGACACATCTGATAAGATATATGTATTAGAAGACGGAACAGAGATAGGAGAAAGTATCACAGGCGGAGATCATCATTCCATGGATTCTCTTAAAAAATGTATCAATAATCCATCCTGTGTCCATTATGGATGCACGATGGATGATTTGTATCGTATTAAACAAATTGGAAAGGAGGCCATTGAACCCTATAAGACAGAAATGGAAATACAGTTCGGAAAAGACATGAAAATATGGCCGTCTCGTGTAAAAACAAATGCAGCCTATCATGCTCAATCGGAAGTAGCCAAAATAACAGCCGATCGTTTTAATTCATTGCCCGAACAAGAAAAAATAAAGCGAATGCAATCCATTCTTAAAATCGATCCTGACAAACCATTGACTACAAATATACTTCGTATTGTTAATAAGGAATGCACGTCCTCCACATCCTATTGGCTCATGCCGAAAGATCTCAAAAAAGATAATCCATTACTTGTCGCGAATGGTGTATTCTTGGATATGTATCTCGGTGATACTCTTATTGGAAAAACACAGGTGAAATATAATAATGGATGCTGGCATTATAATAAAAAGAAAGATCTATTTGAATCATCCTCTATCCATTCTTCATGGAATGCGGTTGCCTACTTGACAAAAGTATTTACTGTGATTCCAGCATCCCCGTCACAATAAACGTGGCTAATTGTTTAATCACATGTACATTCACTGAATTTCCAAATTGCTTATAGGCTACATTGGCGGATGCGTGTAGTTTGAAGGTGTCTGGATAACTCTGTAATCGTGCAACCTCTCTTGGTGATAATTTACGATGACGTGATCCTACATACACAATCTGTGCCATTGCCACTAATGCGGGTGAATAATCTATTCTTTTAATGCGAATGCCTGATGGACGAAATGTAAATAATAAATTCCATAGACTATCTTCATTCTTAAATCCACCACATTGCCATTCCAGTTTGCTTTTTGCTCCATAAAACTCTTTTAATTTTTTAGCGGAAATGAACCAATCATGTAGAAACGATTGATGGGCTTCAAAGAATTCCCTATTTTTTGATATAAATGATTGCTTCCATTTTGGCATTTTTTTGATTTCTTTTTCCATGGAATCATCGATGATCCAATATTCTGTCCAGATAGGAAAGGAGGGTAGTTTGACACGAATACCTTTAAAGTATATAATCAGTTCTTCCCATTTATCCAATACTTCTTTTGTGTGTTTTGGTATTTCCAATTCAGGATACGGAACGGAAACATCTTCCAAGATGTCATAAATGGAAGATTTTAGGGATACAGACGGTTTTTTCATTTCAACAAGTTTCTTTTCCGTGACTAGATCGTTTCTTACACCCAAAATGAATATGCGTTCACGATGCTGTGGTATTCCATAATAATGGGGGCTAAGACAAATCGGATCATCGTGCATGGTATAACCAACGGATTTCAAAGAGGAATAAATGACACGTAGGGTGCGCCCATTATCATGATTTTTAAGATTTTTAACATTTTCAAGAATGAAATAACGAGGTTGTTTGTCCTTTAAGATTCTTACAATCTCTCGAAACAGTGTTCCACGTGTATCTTCAAAACCTCCTTGCTTTCCTGCATGACTGAAGGCTTGGCACGGAAAACCACCACATAATATATCAAAATCTGGAATATCTTTTGACTCGAGTGCTGTAATATCTCCCACTGGTTTTATTCCCCAATTTGTTTCATACGTTTTTCTACATTTTTCATCAATATCGGATGCAAGCACACACTCTGCCCCCAAACTCTTTAATGCACAATGAAATCCACCAATTCCACAAAAGAGGTCAATAAATTTCATATTCTTTAGAGGTTCTGGAGCGGATTTTGGCTTTTTTATACGCATGACAGGGGTTTTGGATGGGACCTTCATTTCCATCTCTGGCTCTTTATCGATCACATGACACCCGCTTGAACGAGCCTTATGAACCTTAAAACCTCTTTCTGTTGGAAAGGATCGATTGCAACTTACACAGGTATACGTCATTGTATAATGAATAAATCCTATCAATATCCTATTCTATAGGATTTATCAATTTTATTTAGTTTAGACTCGTAACAAGTAGTTATCCATCGATCTATATTCCACGATCATTACAATCTCTTCAGCACCTTATCTGCTTGAATAAGACCCGACTCCATCCATGATTGCTTGATTGCGAAGGATTCATTGCATAGATAGAGGGGATACTCTGGAAATGGCTGAATGGATCGATTACTTTCTTCCACGGGAGAATAGTTACCTGGTAGCCAATAGGTGCACCCCTCCTTCCATTCATGAGCGTGATAATACAAAGGATCTGGAATGGTATGTCGTGGAAATACCTCTCGTAGGGCATTCATCACAGCGTGTTTCTGCTTGGCGGACGTCATGGATGACCAATGCATGGCATCCTTTCCCTCTGTATAAGAAATCATAGCGACACCCTTATCAGGACGAACAGGGATAAAGAACCGAATGGGGTGATCAAATACAGTGGTTGACAGATCGGAGAACCATGAACGACCCTGCTGGGTTGGAAATACTGCATAGATGCGCAACAGAGGCTCCATTCGTAAATGACGCAAGAACGAAAGAGAGGATAGCGAACGAATGGAAGAGAATGCTGGCGCTTGAACTGCACATACAACTCGCTTGGCGTGATATTCCTCTTTTTTCTTTACTGTTTTTACGGTCTTTAGAGCGGACACGTGTATAGGGTTCACCTCATAATGAATGTCGACAACCTCTGTATGAGAGAAGATGATTCCCCCTCTCCCCTGAAAGTCCTCTGCCATACGATCGATCAAGGTGGACAGCCCCTCTTTACAGACTCCAAACCCTGCGGGTGATCCCAATTCACCCTGTAGGGCATGAAGAGCAAGATCTGCTCGGAGCGTGTGATATTCTGAATAATAAGGGAATGTTTTCATGTAATGATTTGCAATGGATTTTCCATAAATTCGTGTTAACAACTGAGACAGGGTATGATTGCCAAGAACGGAAGGGGAGAGGCGATTCATCGTCGATAAATACACATGGGAAAGCCGAGAAAACGGATTCGGAATGGATGGATGACTCCATCCCCACTGTCCATGAATAGGATAGAAGGTCAGACCATATTCTCTGATAAGACGAAGAACACGATGATGCTGTGTGGAAATACGACCCGCACCTGCTTCCCATTGTAATTTCCCTTTACCTGCCACATAGGGATGATAGGTCACCACTCTTCCTCCGAGGTTGTCATAACGTTCGAGGATACAGCAAGATGTGTGAGGGTTCTTTTTTAGCCATTGAATTCCTGTATAAAGACCCGTAATTCCTCCTCCAATGATCAATAGATCATACTCCATAATTCTATTCTGGAGAAGGTAAAAAGAATCGAATAAAGTAGAAAGAAAAATACAGTTCGTCATGATCTATTCACTCTTTTTGAAACATCCGATGGAAAAGGGATATACCTATATGGAGCATTTGCAACGGGCATGGACGCTTGGATGGAACCTCTTGAAAGGGTCGGCGGCCTTGTTTGTTCATGGAGTTGTCCCTGCTTATTTTGAAGATACAGGGTCGACGATTATTCACGATGCTTATAAAAAAGTGGCTACTTCGATGATGAATTACGAGTCTTTGCATCACGAATGTTGAGTTGGCTTTCGGTGCTTATACCATAGACAGATGATGTGATCCACTACCTCATCCGACATTCGTATATAACCCTCTTTCGCGCCCTTATTTGTATAGGTTTGATAGCGAACCAGTGCCTCGCGAAGGGTATTTGACCAAGTGACTGTCTCTTGATACATAAAATCGGATGAACTGGCACTAAAACCGATTCCCTCTTGTTTTGAAAGAATGTAGAGAGGAAGTGTACAGTGTGTTTGATAAACAAATGGATCCATATAGATGTCTTCCGATATCTCGCAATCCCAATAGAGTAGGTAACGATCGTAGCGGATATGGCTCTTCAGAATGGTTGTTTGTTGACCCCATCGCTCGCGAAAGGGATCATCCAATACAAAAAGACGAAGTTTGGATTCATTGGTTATATTGGATAAATCATAGGGATCGTCTGGATGATCACGTAATAAAAGAATATGATCCCGCTTATTCTTCCATTCTTCTCTTATTTCACATAGTTGGTCATACCAATTTGAGGGAAGACTGGTGGGAGATGTATGGATAACAAATACATTCCCTGCAAAATCATTTATGTAAATGATGGATGACATTTAGATAAACGATTTATACTGTATTTATATTCCATCTCATCCAATGTAACTTATTTTCTAAACGAGCCACGATGAAGGAGTCGCATCAATTTCCAATTGTCACAAATATAACAAGCGGCTTCCATACCCTCCAACATCTGTGCCGCAACCTCGTGACGGTCATTTGGAAGATCCGGTTGAATGCCATGTTCGATCATCATTCTCACCTTTTCAATGACCCAGTCATCGTCCTCATCGCAACCATTCGTTATATATTGTGAGATATATGCATTAATAAGATTCGCACCACGTTGATTGAGAAGATTCGGATAAGGCAGTTTAGTTAGCAAATAAGACAACGCCTCTTTGGATCGTGTAAAACAGATCGTGTCAAATAAGATAGGCGGAGACGGCTTTGGATACAGACGCTCCATCGTCTGTTTCACATCCTCTGTAAAGGGCGAGACGGATGCCAACTCTCCAAAAATGAGTTGATTGACAGAGGATGTCTCCGCGCCTTCATACAGATAAATCGAATTCCATTTTCCATCTTTGATAAATGACATTGCATCTTTGTAGCATTGATCTGTACTGTTTGGGTTCATGGATCGATGAAGGGTCCGACAATGCTATTCTATCAAGTTGCGTGTTTAGATAGTATGTGGTGAAAGGTATCCGTTTTAAACGCTACTCTAAATAGATTGTCTGGAATGCCTCCCAAAAAGCAAAAGTTACAGCAAACGGAGGCGGGTCCGTCAACTACACAGCAACCTGATGTAGTGCAACCTGCTGTAGAACAGCCCACAATGGAACAACCCGCTATGGAACAGCCTGTTGCGACAACGGTGGAAGCACCATTTACTACGATCTATCATCCATCCTATGATAATCTATTGTGTTATCCACCAGATAAAAAACTTATTGATATGGTGATGAACTATACCGATTGTGATGCACAGAAATGCGGCAATTTAACGGATAGTAGCCAGCGAGAAGCCTTTAGAGAAATTCAATTGGGGTTAATGTTGGGAATGGCAGATACTGTTCATGATTTTTGGCCAGGGAGAGGTGCTTCCAAAATGGAGGTCGAAAAGGTTCACGAGATTCTTGGAAAGGAGGTATTTAATAAACTGTATGAAAAGAATGCGAATAATAATTTAAGACCCAATGTACTTCTAACTAGTCTTATTAAATGCAGCGGTGACCCTATTCCAGAAACAGGCGTAGAAGAGAATACCATTTCATTCTTTGAAAAGACAACGGTGTTAAGTAAATATGTGCTACCCGATAAAGTGATTAAGGTGGATTATGATGCCTTTAAAAAAATGAGCGATGACCAACTTGCACAATACAATGTGATTACTGTTGTAGATAATAATGGAAATGGTTCAACGTTTAAGAATGTTTCAACCCACTTAGAGGAGGTTGGTAACAAGATTGCCAAATTTTTTGGCCGAGAAGATCTCTATTTGACCTACGATGCAGGTCAGCCTACCATGTCCAAGATTGTGGCCGCATGCAACAAGTTGTCACGTGTCTTTACTCCCCAAAATATGGCCGATTCTGCAGGAACGAAGGCGGGCGATGAATCATCAAAGGACTATTATCATTTTTCCGTGCGCCCTCCTGATGGAGATATCGGCAAAAGTTTTTTGGCATCCAGTAATTATTATACAAAAAAAGATTTTAACCTCGTATATCGAGACCATGGGTTTGGTATGACCCATCCAAGTGGATTTACATTAGAGGTGAGCACAAAGGAAAACCCACCACTAAAGAGGTCGACACTTAGTTATCATAAGGCAAATGGACCCTCTGTCAATTATCTGTATGATTTTATATTGGGGAAAGAACCATCAGGACAGAAAATCGTAGATCTGTTTGGAGGGTTGAAGGCAATCTTCGGTAATCATAAAGAGTTAAAGGGTGTTAACCGAAATCTTCTCACTCGTCTTTTATTTGATTTTAAACGTGAAGGCGATTATGGTCAAATTGAGGCCTGTCATTCCTATAACTATGACTCCTCAGGAGGTGACAAAATGGGAAACGGCGTGCTAGTGACGATTGATCGTCTATGTTCTCTAAAGGCGCGATTGCGAGGTCTTAACACGGTGTTATCTGTCAACAAGGGTTCCGTTCTCCATCTCTATAAAATGGGAAAACCACAGACGCCTGAAGAGGTCGCGGCAAGTTATACGAAAAAATATCGTGAGTTCTTTTATGGCTACTCAACGGGAACAAAAATACCAAAGGATTATACTGAGCATATTGTTGTATTAAGAACGATAGCAGATTATCTTAGTAAATGGAAAAGTGACTCCACGAAGCGCCCTGGCTATAAAGTAACTGCTCTACCCTTTCATCCAATTACAGAACAACTATTTACAAAACGATGTGATGAAATGGTGAATTATATAAATCAGTTCATTGGATTGATTGAGAAACTACAGGATCCTGCCTCCATCAAGCCCATATTGCCTGAAGAGTGGGTGATACTCTCTGCAAAAATAAAGTCCGAAATTGATCAAAAGAGGTCTCATTTAGAGGAAATAAAATCACAGGACGGACTGTCTGCTGAACTCGAAATGGTAAAATCCAGTATTTCTACAGAGCCTATACCCATTAGTGACCGTTTTGATTATTCTCTTCCACCCAATCTAAAACAGTTAAATGCGAACCAATATCTTGAATTATTCTTAACCAAAGTTGTCTTTGAATGGATCGTGGAGAAAACGTTTACGAGTGATGAATCAAATAACGTGTTTGGAATTACTCCTATGGAATTCAATCAACTGCTGGATGATATCTATAAAATGCGTGATAAACTGGGAAGTTCCACGGATTATACAAAAAGACAGAAGATGATCCCTTTTCTTTCCTTTCATTATTCGGATTACACGGAACTTGATAAACAGATCAAGGAATTAGACAAGATGGTGAAGAGCATGTCAAAGATGCCAGAGGACTTTTTAGAGGTGATGAATCGTTACAATGAGGAATTGGAGGAAATACAGAAGACGTTTAAAAAAGAGGATCCATCAATCAAGTCGATCCCCACGATTCATGAATTAGTAAACGATCCTCATATGACACATCATTCTTACTATGTTTATTTTGATAAATCGGACAACAAGGAGGAATGCTCAACCACTCCAACGCCCATATCATGTAAAACACCCGC